GTGGGTTCTCCTAGTAGTTGCTTGGCAACGTCAGGTGCTATTCTTATCCAATCTATCTGTTGCATCAGAATGGAATATCATCGTCTGTTAATTCATTCTTATCAACCATCTCTTGCACTTTATCTGCAAGACCATCATTAGGACTCTTAAATGTGTCCTCTACAGCATCATCATCTTTGTCATAAAATGCTGGGATAACAAAGTTATCAAATCTAGGTGCAAACTTAGAAAACTCAAAAGATAACTCTGATGACCTTCCTATTCCAACCTGTATTTCTTTTGAGCCTTTATACTCAACTACAGGTAAAGAATTGCTATTTGCATCCATTTGATTCCAAAAGCTACTTAGTATCTTATTAAAAGCACTAGATTCAGCAAAAGTAAATCTACTCCAAATAAGTGCGTGCTCATGGCCATAAGGCATGACACAACAACTAAATGCTCTCTTCCAATCATCAGCAGGTTTAGGGCTTGCTTCTCCAAACTTAGCATCCCATTGATACTGATACTCACCAGCATACCTACCCCAACCGCTTTTAAATGTTGCAGGGTCTAACTGCAAGTATTTAAAATCAATTGCTGTTTGCCCATTAACAAAAAATTGTTGATCGGCTGTTTTAAAAGCAAGATAAACTTGCTGACTATCGCTGGTATTCGACATACCGCCTAAAATATCCATAATACTCTCCTATGGTTAATGTATTGTTTTATCAATACTGTTTAAGTAATCAGTCTCAAGTTGGGTGTAACACCTTTCTTTAAAACTGTAATAATCCTCATCATTAACTATGCCAAATACTTCGCAAGCTAATGAGATTCTTTCGTAGGACTTCCTACAAAACTCTTCAAAATCTTCTTCAAGTAGATAACTGTTTAAATCCATTTGCCTTTTGTAAGATTTCATCTAACCTTTCACATATTTCTGACAGAGGACATAAGTATGTGCATTGCCAATTTGCAGTCTCTACACTTGTCACCAAGTAAAGAGGAATCACACACATAGGTTCTCTTCTATCATATTTAAAAATTAGCAAAGGTATTAAATTATCTCCAGCACTATCTATTGCCTGTTGCCACCATTCATTCTTATACATGGTCTTTTTACCACCAGCCTTATATCTTTTACATTCAATAGCAAACTTATCCCAGTAGATGTCAGCCATGCCTTTTGTTTGGTATTGATCAAGATTTCTTTTAACTCTAGTATCTAATCCTTTAGATTCAAGAAGAGTATTAATCTTGTTGACTATAACCCTCTCAAACGCTGCACCTTTATTTCTGCTGTTTACCATTAATCTAACTCATTAAAAATATATATTGCTGCTATAACGCTGATGACAGCACCTATAGCCACTAAGCCAAACACTGCACCAATAAAATATAGAATCCACTCAATCATTGAAATCAGTCCTTACAACTCTTCCACTTTGATATTGTATTTCTCTGTAATGTTCACCAGCTCCTTTCTGAAAGTAATACATCTTGATTGATTTATCTAACTTCTCTTGTTCTAGTTCTTCTCTACGCTTTGATACCGCTTTACTATTTTGACCCATTTTTTTTCTCCGCTTTGTAAGAACACATGCCTAGCTTTAATACCATCTGAGATGCAGTCTCAATATTCATGTTATTTTTAATTGCGAATATCTTGATCTCCTTGTGTAAATCTTCCGATATCCAAAGTGCTTTTTTTGTTTTTTCGTCCATTCTGACTCTCCTTTTTTATATTAATATTTATTTGATAATAAAGCTAGAACTTTATTACCTACTTCTCCAAAAACTGTATACTAGGTTCAAGGGCAAAGGATAAACTCTCCAAATACTTAATACTCTCATATATCTATTTGCCCTTTCTATAAAACCAAATCCACAACATTAGGACTATTGTAAATAGTAAGAGGCTTACCTTTTTGATATTCCTTATACTCTTCTAAATAGTTCTCCATCATTGTCCAGCCATAATCCATTTGCTCTTTAGTAATCCTAAACACCTTAGAAGCATAGGGCTGTGTTTTCTCTTGTGCTATAAACACAAAGTCTGTTACATCATATCCAGCCATCTGTAACCCTCTTCTATAAAATGATGCTTGTAAGTCATAGCCATACTTTTTAACTGACTTGTTAAAAGCATAAGGTTCGCAAGATATAGTGGTCTTGTAATCTACTATTACTATTTGATTATCTGAGTTAGGTTTATCTAGTGGCGGACACATCAAATCAGGTCTGCATTTACAAAGCACATCATCTTCGTACCAGTAGATACTAGCTTCAGCTAATTTGCCTTTTGCGTTCAAGTAAGCATTACCTTCGTAAATCATATTTGCCTTCATATCAAAGATCATATTCGCATCATCTTCTTTTAAGACTATATAACCCAATGCTTCAAACTCAGCCTTCTCTTCTTTATAGGCTTTAGTGTAAGGAGAGCCTGTAAGAACTCTTACTTCTTTATCAAAAGCCTCTTTACCTTCTACTAATAAAGAATGAGCTGCTGTGCCAAACTTTAATGCAGGAGTAGATTCAGACTTATGATTAACTGCGTGTAATTGCGATTGACCAAATCTTCTAACATAACTACTGCTTATACCTACGCCAGCATGGTAATCTTCGTTAGGTATATCTTTGTAGATAAGTGCCTGTCCTCTTTGCTCAGATGCAAAGTTCTTTAATGATTCAATCTTCATGTATTAGCTCCCATTAGATAAGCTATCTCAGTCAAGGAATCTCTGACTATATATTCTCTTTCATCTACTTGAACTTTGTTCTCTCCAGTAAATACATCTCTGTAGTAACCTCTTATTTGCCTTTTTGCTAAGATCAAGGGTTTTACTTTACCTACTTCGTTTAATGTTATTTCTCTCATTTGTTATTCCTGTCTCTGATAATTAATGCAGCACCATAACAAAGATATGCCATAACACTTAACAACACTAATGCTTGTAATTTTTCTATCATAATTAACTCCTCCATTTAATATAAATATATTAAATTATATTTATATAATATGCAAGGATTAAATTATAGGATTTAAAACAGGAACTGAGCTTAGAGTAGCAAGAGTTTCTTGCAGAGAATCTAGCTCCATAGTTTCAGTGATGGCCTTTTTGTCAAAGGTAAAATAGTTTTGTGATGATGTGTTAGGTTTAAACATGATTCTCTTTTGCTCATCATCAAAGAATACAAAAGCTAGAATGTCGCAAGTATATTGTCTATAAGTTTCAGATTGTGATCTTGAGTTCTCAGCAGCAAAGACAAACTTCTTTTCTTTAGTTGCCCTTCTGCTTTTTACCTGCACAGTATATTTGGCTGACCCAAATTCAACCATTAAATCAGCAGGATGTTTTTCTTGGGTTGGGAAACAAAAGTCAGCGTATTCAAGCAAGAATGTTTGTACTAAGGATTCACCCAAAGCACCAAGTCTTGAATTATTTTGATGTTGATCTGATGTCTTTCTTGGCATTTTGACATAAGGCTAGTTTTCTTGAGTTTCTAGCTGCCCTGTTTGGTGTTTGAACTGCATACTTGCTTCTTAATACTTCCTCTGATGCTTCTAACCAACAACCCATCTCCATCAGAGCTCGTGTTTGTCTAAAATTCATAAATCCCGTGATTCCAAGCTGGAACGCCATGTCCACACATACTTCTTGAGCTGGTACAGGGAAACTTCTCCATACTTCCCATACCTTATCTAAATTAGCTACAACTCTATTGATATCATTTTCCAAAAGATACATGGCTTCATCTTCTGATATGCCATTCTTATCTAAGCAACGACCTACGCCAATAGTGTCATATCCTAAACTATCTTTATAGACTTGCAGAACTAATCCTTCATTCTTGATTAGCATTTCTTTTATGTTTTCGTACATTATTTTGTTAATCCCTTAGTTTTCTCATAGCTCCTCATACCACCTAAACCTAACATACCCATTAATACAGGTAGCATAGTAGATGTATCAGCTTGTGGCACATCAATTCCAAAAGGTGCTAATAAAGGACTAATGAGAAAGTTAACTGCAAAACCTGCAACACATACCCAAGCTGTTGCTGGTCTCCAAGATGATTGAAACCAATTACCTTTAGCTTCTTCTTTGTTGACTTCTATTTGTGCTTTTGCAATTTCGTGAATATGTTTTTCAGACATGGTTGCAAGTTCATGTGCAATCTTTTGTTTGACATCAGCATCAGGAATGAATTTATCAAGAATTTCGCTGATAGGTTTGATAAGTTTGTCTATCATAGGTTTTTGTTTGTTAGATTAATCCTCTAACTATAATGGTAATTAAGGATGCAACTATTGTTGTAAGACCGCCTAGAAGCCAAAGTCTCATACTATTTATTGATGCTTGTAAGTCATCAGTTTTTCTATAAATAGTTTTCCACCTTTCTTCGCACATTTTTTCATGAACTCTTAAATCTGAATGTACATCATTGGCGGTCTTTCTAGGCATTATTCTTCCTCTACTACCTCAACCTCTTCATTTGTAGTATTGATAGCTCTATCAAATGATTGAATACATAGATTCTTATATTCATCTGTAATGACATAATCATCATAGTATTCTTGAAGTCTAGCTAGTTTTTTACCAGCAATGTTTAGCTTAGCAGCTAGTGCCATTTGCTCTTCATTTAGATCAGCAGCTCTATATTCAGTGCCATTAAATGTAATTATTACTGGTTCTTGATTTTCCATCTTATTTTCTTCTTTACTCATTTAACTCTCCTATAAGTTTATTAAAATTAAATTATATACTAAGAATTATTTTCTATGTAAGTTTTACCAGTAGAAATTGCATCATTATATGAAGATAAATCTTCATCACTACCAGCTACATCAGGGTCTGTATAGGCTAAAACGATTTCCAAGTGGTCTACGTTTCTTTGTACCATATCGTTGATTTCTGATTGCTCCATGCCTTCAACATTCCAACTTCCAGCGTTTACTTCGTTAATTAAAGTTACGCTATCTGTTGCTGCTGTTAAGACACTACTTACTGTTTTAGGTTCTATAGTCATATTATTCTCCTTGTTATCCTTCTAGGGTTTCTATTCTTGTTGTTAATGCTTCTATTTTAGCATCTGCTTCTTGCAAAGCTTTGACTAAAATTGGTATTAATTGGGTTTCCGTTAATTTTAAAGAGTTTGTATTTGATGTGTTTACTATATGGTCATCAGTCCATCCTATTGAGTTTTCAATTGCTTTTATTTCTTGGGCTAAAAACCCTAGTTGTTTATCTGATGATTTTTTACTATGGTCTCTTTCACCATATTTTTCATGTGTATTTGGATAATAATTATCTCTATTATCCCAAACATAAGTAACAGGTCTCATTTGTTTTACAAAATTTAGTCCTGCATTATCAGGTAAGTTTGTTATATCTGTTTTATCTCTTTCATCAGAACCAACAGTTAAAGCAACTTTTGCTTCAAAATTAGTGATTGCATTATTACCAAGAATAATATTATTACTTCCAGTTGTTATATTTGCTAGAGAGTCTGTTCCTGCACCTCTACCAACACAAAGATTATTACTACCAGTAGTTATATGATTACCTGCATTACTTCCCAAAACTGTATTATTACTTCCAGTTGTGAGACCTAATCCACATTGACCAATACCAGTATTAGAAGCACCTGTAGTTACATTAAATAAACAAGCATCACCTACAGCAGTATTTAGACCAGCAGTACAATCTTCTAATGCTCTAGAACCAATACCACAATTTGAACCGCCTGTAGTATTACTTGTTAAAGCATTTTGACCAACTGCTGTGTTATATATAGCTGTAGTGAGTTTACCTAGTGCATGAGAACCTACAGCAGTATTATCAGAACCACTGCAACTAGCAGCATCCATAGAATAATGACCTATAGCAGTATTATCATCTCCTGTACAACTTCGTAAAGTTTCATTACCCAATGATACATTACGAGTACCTGTGGCATATCTTTGAGATTCTGTACCTACAGCAACACAGTTTGTTATAGTTCCAGTTTGTAAGGCTAAGTTACCAACTGCTGTGTTATAGCTACCTGTTGTATTACTGTATAAAGAGTAACGACCAATTGCTGAATTTTCTACACCAGTTGTATTGAAACGACCAGCAAAATATCCTATTGCAGTATTACCAGTAGCTGTATTATTGTTTAATGATTTGTGTCCAACAGTTGTATTTTCACTACCATCTGTGTTACTTGTTAAACCTTCTACACCAACTGCAACATTTCCAGTACCTGTAGTGTTTGCTGAAAGAGCTGAATCACCAAGAGCAACATTATTTGAAGCAGTGGTATTAGCTACTAAAGCATTTCTACCTAAAGCTGTATTCGAACCACCTGTAGTGTTTGCTTCTAATGCTAAAAATCCAACTGCTGTGTTATTAGAGGCTGTGGTGTTAGAAAAAAGAGCATCTTTACCAATTGCTGTGTTACTAGCACCAGAAGTATTTGTTTTAGCAGCATCTGTACCAACTGCTGTATTACCAGTAGCTGTATTGTTTTCTAAAGCACTATGACCAATTGCGACATTTGCAAGACCAGTTAAATTATCTTGTAAAGCTAATGACCCAATCGCAGTGTTGTTTGTACCTGTAGTGTTTTCTTGTAAAGCTGAATTACCAACTGCAACATTATCTGAGCCTGTAGTATTACCAAATAAAGCTGCTGGACCAACCCCTGTATTTTTTGTACCTGTTGTATTAGCTGTCATTGCTCTTTCACCAATAGCAACATTCCTATCTGCTGTCGTATTAGCGTCAAGTGCTAAATAACCTACTGCGGTATTTGAAGCACCTGTAGTGTTTGCTGCTAATGATTGATAGCCTAAAGCTGTATTACTAGAAGCTGTGGTGTTTGATGTTAAAGAACCTCTACCAATAGCAGTATTGTTTGAGCCTGTAGTATTACCAGCTAATGCACCACTACCAAAAGCAGCATTATAATTTCCTTCAGTTAAAGATGTAGACGATTCTCTACCAACAGAAGTATTTTGTTGTCCTGTTGTTAATGAAGCAAAAACACTATCACCTAAAGCTACATTATTTGTACCAGTTGGATAATTACCATCAAGTTTAATTGTTCCACCATCTACTGAGAGGTTACCGCTTAGATTTAATGTTGAACCATCAAAAGTAAGATTTGTTTCACCATTTAATGTATTAGCAGTACCACTACCTGTAATAACTCTATTATCAGCATTGTTGTTAATAGTAGTTCCTGAGACTGATGAAAAAGATAAATTACCAGCACCATCAGTTGTAAGAACTTGACCGCTAGTACCATCAGTTACATTTATTTCTGATATGCCAACTGTATTTGCATCAATAGAAGCTGATAAAGCTACATTACCAGTTCCATCAAAAGAAACTGCTGAAGCTGT